TTGATTTAGATAGGGTATCTCACATCATCACAGAAATATGGTGGGAAGGTAATATTTTGATGGGTAAATTAAAATTACTTACATCACCAGGATTTCATGAAACTGGAGTAGTATCAACAAAAGGAGATATTGCCGCAAACTTAATGAGACAAGGGGTTACTTTAGGTATATCATCTCGTGGAGTTGGATCACTTAAAAAGGTAGGAGAAAGAAATGAAGTTCAAGATGACTTTGAATTAATTTGTTTTGATTTAGTATCATCACCATCAACACCAGGGGCTTACTTATTTTCAAACCCTGAAGATAGAAATAAATACGAAGAAAATTTAGATGAAGAAAAAAATCGTAAAGAACCAAATCAATTTGTTGACAACTCTGTTGACTTAATGAAAAAATTAAACGATTTTTTAGGTAAATAATTAAATATGGAAGAAAAATATTTTGTAGCAAAAATTCAGTATGACTTACCTGACGAGAACTCAGGAAAAATTAAAAAAATTAGAGAAGAAAAACTTGTTAAAGGTTATTCTGTTACCGATGTTGAATCAAAGGTTACCAAAAAGTATGAAGGTTTCACACATGATTGGAGAATAACGTCAGTATCTGAAAGTAAAATTGATGAAGTAATTGAATAAAATTCAGTTAATTAACGAATAAAGTGGTCTATGACCACTTTTTTTGTTTTAAGGAACTATTTATAGTAAATTACAAATATATGTTATTTAATTTAACCATTAAAAATACAGATAATTCACTTGATATCCTATTAGTTAGTGAATCAACTTTGGTAAACCAACAATCGGATGTATATATAAATGGTCTTAATTATCAAAAAAGACAATTTGTTAGTATATAAAGTCAACTTTTTTCAAGTTGATACTATTTATAAGTTAAAATAAATAATTTTTCATGCAAGAAAATAAAAATTTAGTACAAGAGGCTCTTATTCAAATGAAACAAGTTGAAGAAGCTATCGCCGAAAATGCAAAAGGAATACTTCATTCAACTATGAAAGAAGAAATCAAACAATTAGTAAAAGAATCTCTCTCAGAACAAGATGATGAAGAAGAGGTTGATACAGATTTAGATGCAGACATCGATGACACAGATGTAGATACTGAGGTAGATACAGATGTTGACATGGATATGGATGTAGATGATGATGAAATGGATATGGATGTAGATACAGACATTGACATGGATTCAGAAGACGAAAGTCCTATAGATTTAACTGATGCTTCTGACGAAGAAATTCTGAAAGTGTTCAAAGCTATGGGTGAAGATGATGGTATTATCGTTAAAAAAGATGGTAACAATATTCACCTAACAGATGATGACGCTGATACAGAATATCTTGTTAAGCTCGGTGAGTCTGAAGAGGACGAAATAAATATGAATGAAATGGATGACATTATGAACCAAGAAACAGACGAATCAGTACAAGACGTTATTGATGCAATTTTCTCTAAAGACGGAGACACATCAGAAGTAGACATCGAAGATGTTGAATCAGGCATGGAAATGGACGAACAAGACGATAATGAAGTTGTTTACGAAATTCATTTAGATGATTATGATGAAATGGACGAACAAGACGATGATTCAGAAGAATTGGACGAAGAAGACTATGATGATTATGATGAAATGGACGAACAAGACGATGATTCAGAAGAATTGGACGAAGAAGACTATGATTCAGAAGAATTGGACGAAGAAGACATGGAAGAAGACATGGAAGACTACTCTTACATTGGAGAAGGTAAATCAACCGTTAAACCCAAAGGTGTTGGAATTGGCTCAGGACCTAAATTCACTTACAAGAAATCTGCAGGTGGATTTAAAGAGGACAAAAAACAAGGTCCTAAATCAGTAGGTACTGGTAAAGCAAAATTCGAATACAAGAAAGGTGGTAACATGGAAGGTAAATCCAAAATTGTTAAAGCTGAAACTAAAGAAGGTCAAGGATACAAAGATAAAGAAGATGAAAGATTAGCTATGAAGCATGGTAAAATTGCTTCAAAAAATCTTAAATCTACAAAAGCTCGTAGAGATGACGCTGGTTTTGAAAAGGCCGAGACTAAAGAAGCAGCAAGAACTTATGGATTTGGTTCAAAAGAAGGTAGAGGTTTAAGAAAAGGAATAACTAACAACAGAAATTACGTTTATAGTAACAGTGGTGTTAAAGTAGAATCTACAAACGCAGAAGTTAGTATGTTGAGAGAAAAGAACGAAGAGTATAGAAAAGCATTAAATGTTTTCAGAGAAAAACTTAATGAAGTTGCTATATTCAATTCAAACTTAGCTTACGCTACGAGATTGTTCACAGAACATTCAACAACTAAAAAAGAAAAAATAAACATCCTAAGAAGATTCGACGGAGTTGAAACATTAAAAGAATCAAAAAATCTTTATAAATCAATCAAAGACGAATTATCTAAAGGTGACACACAATCAATTACTGAATCAGTTGAAACAAAATTAAACAAACAAGTTTCTACGGGTTCATCAGTTAATCTAATTGAGTCTAAAACATATGAAAATCCTCAGTTCTTAAGAATGAAAGATTTAATGTCTAAATTAGGTTAATTAACAAAATAAATTAAAAAACAAAAATACTCAACACATGGGAGCATTATTAGAATCAGGTCTAGTTGGTAACATCGGTCTTAAGCACCTTAAAGTTATCAAAGAAGACACAATCAACAAATGGGACAAATTAGGCTTTTTAGAAGGTCTTAAAGGTCACATGAGAGAAAACGTAGCACAATTATACGAAAACCAAGCATCATTTTTAATCAATGAAGCATCATCTACTTCTGATACAGGAGCATTTGAAACAGTGGTTTTCCCAATCGTTAGACGTGTATTCTCTAAATTATTAGCAAACGATATCGTTTCAGTACAAGCTATGAACTTACCAATTGGTAAATTATTCTACTTCGTACCTAACATCCAATCTTACGAAACAGGTGGTGGAAATCAATCTGACTCAACAGGTATTCATTACTCACCTTATGGAGCACCAAATGGTCCAGCTAGTCCTAACGCAGGTTATGACTACAATGTAGGTAAAGATCTTTATGACAGATTTTATGAAGGTGCTGAACCAGCATTAGACCCTCCAGGTTTATATGACTACTCTAAAGGTCAATTCTCAGCTTTAACAGCTACTTGTCAAACAGCACAATGGAATAATACAACATTAAATTTAGAAACAGCAGCTTATGCTTACGGTAACTACAGAAAAGTATTAATTACAATGTCAGGTTTCGCATCTGATGGAGCTGGTAAATTAATCGGTCCTGATGGTAACCCAATGGATAATGAATCATTCTTATCTGATTTAACTATCTATGGAGTTGGTGCTAACTGGTACACATCTGGTTCAACAAGTCCTACTTGGGTTCCTGCTGGTGGATCGGGTCCTTACTTATTTAGAGTTGTAACTCAAAGATATGGTAAAGGTATTGTACAATATGGTAATCAAAATGCAACATTAGAATTCCCAGCTAGTAAAACAGGTGGTGGTCAATATGACAACATTTGTGATGCTTATGGTATCATCTACTTGGAAATTGATTTACAAGTTCCTGTATGTATTACATGTGACGGTTCTATGGACGGTTACACAGGTTCTTCATTCTCTTCTTCAACCGAAGTTAACAATGCATTTATTCCTACTTATAGAATCTATAAGAACTTAGAATTTGAAGATAGAATTGGTGAAGTTTCATTTGACTTATTGTCAGTAACAGTTTCTGTAACTGAAAGAAAATTAAGAGCACAATGGTCTCCTGAAATGGCTCAAGACGTTGCGGCATTCCACAACATCGACGCTGAAGCTGAATTAACAGCATTATTATCTGAGCAAGTTGCGGCAGAAATTGATAGAGAAATCTTGAGAGATTTAAGAAAAGGCGCAGCTTGGAATTTAAGATGGGATTATAACGGTTGGAAGAGACTTGGTACGTCAGCAACAGCTTACACACAAAAAGACTGGAACCAAACGTTAATCACAGCAATCAACCAAATTTCAGCTCAAATCCACAAAT